CGGGCCGCAGCCGACCACTGCGACGCTCACTCGCGCACCTCTACCAAGTGGCGCAGCGTGTCGAAGAACGCCATCTCGGTGCGGTAGCTGGCGTCCCACGTGCCCATGGGTCCGACGCGGAAGACGTGCGGCTTGCACTGGCAGTCGGTGCCGGTGGGCACTTCTCGCAGCTCCTTGTCCCCGTTGCGCGGTTCTTTGTTCTTGGGGAGCCAGGTACCTTCGCGGCCGGGCAGCTTGAAACACGTGTGCCACCAGTCGTCGGTCTCGCCGCTAGCCATGATGGTGTTCCGGTCGAGGTCGCTAAACCTGGCGTAAGGCGTCTCCCAGAACTCCTGCGTGAGGAACCGGCAGCTGTCGCTTTCGCACAGCAGGTCCGTGGGCGCGGCCGAGACGGTAGGCCACTGCTCGTCTGCTGCGGCTGGGGCGGGTGCCTGCACCACGAACCGGCCGTATCGCTGCTGGAGCTCGGCCAGCAGGTCGGCAGGGACCCACGCCCAGTGCGATCGAAACTCGTCTTCCTCGAGAGCCTTGAGCTCAGAGCCCAGCGCCCCGGCCTTGGTGTCGTAGACGCCGTGATCGCCTTCCAGCACACGTCGCATGCGGTACGGCAGCGTGGTGAGACCCGGTATAGAGACTCCGATGTACAAGCTCTCCCAGCTGCCGTCGGGCGTGCGCAGGTGCGGGAAGATGACGGGCTCGTGCCCGAGCACCACTACCGCGTGCGCGGCCAAGTAGCCGGAGAGGTTGTCTCCGATGATGTTCACTCTCACAGGTTCACGATCCTTTTCTTGATGCTGTCGGGCAGGGCACGCTCGCCAGCTGCCAGCTGCTCCTTGTCGTACTTCGACAGGTACAGCTCGTAACCGCCCTCGCCGTCAACGAAGGGCCACAGGTACGGCATGCGCTCGGGTGTCTTGGGCCACACGCCGTCGTACTCGGGCCAGCGCCGCACGATGTTGCTGCGGTGGCTGCGCAGCACGTCGGCGTCTTCCACCCAGGGCGGCATGACGAACGGGTCGGGTGCATCGCCCCGCATCTGGCGCACCACACCCGCGACCTTGAGCGCCCGTGTGCCGAACGAAATGCGGTGTTGGGCCATGGTGGCTGCCAGGGCAGCGTTGTACGCGCCCACGGCCACGTGGTACCCCTGCCACATACGCACCAGCGGGTGGCTGTCGGTCAGCTCCTCGTCGTTCTGGTACACCAGCGCGTTGAACAGCCGAACTGAATCTTCATGCGCAGTAGCCAGCAAGTCAACCTCGAGATCGGCAGCCGTGTCGAAAAGCGACATGCGCGTCATCCACAGCTGGGGCATCAGAGACCCGGCTGGAGGATGACCGAGTTAGAAGCCTCAGGGGTGATCGAGAGCCCGGGTTCTTCCGAAAAAGACTGGGTTAGGCGCACCAGCAGCCCGCTGCTGTGAGGGTGCACCGTCCACGTGGTGCCGTCTGGCATGACGAGCTCGATGCGCTCGTACTGGGTCATCTCGATCTTGACGCTCTCAAAGTACGTGCCGATCTCGACTGAAGCTGCCTTGTGGGCCTTGCTACGTGCTGACATGCGCGGAGTCCTTTCCGTTAGGGCCGGGTCCTACCGGCGTTAGGGCCACCCTACCACAGGGCTTCTCGGAATTACTGCTCGGCATCGTCATCTTCCGAGTCGTCGATCTCTCGCAGGACCTCTAGCAGCACGGGCTCCATGCTGAGCTCGCCGCGGCTCTTGAGCTTGACCACGCCCCAGCTGGTGAGTTGCTTGGTTACCGCCTTGGCCGCGGTGGGGTCCATGCTGCCGAAGTCTACGAAGTCTCTCTGGCGGAAGTTACGCCCACCGATCAGGCGCAAGGTGTAGAGCACGTCGTCCTCGTGCTCTTCCAGGTAGGTGCGCACGCGGTGCTTCTTCTCTCGGGCGCTGGCCGCCTGGGCGATCATCTTGCGGCTGGCCCGGCCGTAGCCCATGCTCTCTTGGTTGTAGATCATATCGAGGAAACGCACGGCATCCAGCACGTGCTCCTTGAGCACTTCCAGCTTGCCTTCTTCCGTGGCGCTGAACGTGCGGGCTGCCAGCGCCGCAGCGATGCGCAAGATCTTGAATCGCACGTTCTCACTCTGGATCAGGGGCGGGTCGTTCATGTACCGCTCGCCCATGTCAAGCGCAGCCTCCACCGCTGCGTGTGCCGCGGCCTTGCTAACGATGACGTCCTTCCGAGTCAGCGACCACGCCCACTTGACCAACGCCTCGCAGTCCTCCGAGCTGTACTTCGGATCGTGCTTCTCTGCGAAGATGGTGTTGATCAGCTTGCTGTCTACGTCTCCCTTGGCTGTTGCGACTACGAAGTCGAAGCGAGCCACGTCCTCAGCGTTGGGCACAACGGTGCGCATGGCGCCCATGCCCGCCTGCGGATTGTCAGACAGCATGCCGCCGTCTGCGGGGTTAGTGATCCACATCAGGCGCGTGCGGGCGCTGGTCTCCTCGCTGGCGATCTTGGTCACCTGCGCCACCCCAGACGATCGGATAGACGACATCTGCTCGATGACACCGGCCTCTTTCAGGCCGCTGACCTCGTCCAAGATGACCATGCGCCGGTCGTTCATGGGGATCACGCCCCACGTCATGTGCCAGCGCCCGTCGATCTGCTGCACCCCGCCCACCAGACCCGGGAAGGACATGCCTTCGCACGATTGCATAGTGCCGGAGCGGTAGTGCTTCATCAGCTGAACGCCGATCTCCGACTTGCCCGTACGGGTGTCGCCGACGATCATGCACTCGTTCCAGCCCTTCTGCACCACCTGGTCGTACACCTGGAAGCTGATAACGCTGTGCCACACCAGATCGTACGCCACGTGCACCAGGTCGCGACCGTAGATGTGAGTCACGTTGCGCGACATGTCGGCAGCGATCTCCAGGCTCTTGCTCAGCGGGCCCTGGTCTGGGCCGGGCTGGAACACTTTCAAGCGCTCGCGCATGTCAGGCGTCATGGTGAACCGGTCGATGTCCATCTCGACTGGCTCGTTAACGAACGCCACGAACTTGAGCTTGCCGGTCTTGGGGTCGGGCGTGTTCTTGCCAACCATGCGCACCTTGCGGTTCACGTCGCTGCTGTGCGTGCTCACGCTGAACGCGGTGCGCTTGATCGGCTGCTGCGTCTCGTCATCGCTGCGGTCGTCCACGCTGGGCTGCACCAGTAGCTGCTCCACGTGGTAGTTCTCATCGACCTCGAACTCAGCGCGGTCGGTGCAGCGTGCACCGCTCACTTCCTTCATCAGAGTCTTGCGGCGCTGCTCGGTGGTCTCGATGAACCTGAACAACTGCTCGTCGTCAGGGCGCATCTCGATCTCAGCCTGTCCGCCCCGTGCTGCAATGGGGCACATCTGGCACACCGCGCCCTTGGACTGGTCGCACGTCACCGAGAAGCGCTTGGGCGCGGTGTACGGCTCGCTGTCCTTGCCTGCCACGCTGACGGTGAGCTCGAGCGTTTTGGACTGGTTCTCCTGCGCCATGCTGTCGTTGAGGGAAACCTTCTCGCCGCTGGTGGCCAGCGGTGCCGCCACCTTGGCTACACCTGCGGCGTCCATGGCCACGCCCATGAGCTCCTGGAACTCGCGGGCGGTGTGCCCCTCCTTGTGCAGGTAGTCCGTGATGTCTGCGCCCTTGGCCTGCAAGGGCAGCGTGACGATGAACACGTTGTCCGCTACAGGCTCCAGGATCGACTTGACCTTGGCCATACCCTTACGGCCCGCATCGTCCACGTCGTAGCAGATGAACACGTTCTTTCCCACGAACTGGTTCGCCCACTGGGGCTTGAACGTGCCCGCGCCTGCGGTGTGCGTGACAGCCGGGATGCCGTACTGGTTCAGCAGGATGCAGTCCGTCTCACCCTCGGTGATGACGATGTCCTGGTTCTCGTCCAAGATGTCTGGCCGGTAGATGTGCGCTGCGCCGTGACCGGGCAGGTTCAGCATCTTGTCGCTGGTGCCTGCGTTCAGCCGGTAGCGCCGTACGTTCACGAGCTCGCTGTCTACCTCGCGAACCGGGATGGTGTAGCGATCACCGTCCCACCCCAGCTGCGCGTCCACGATGGTGGCCCGCTCGAACCCGCGCTGCTCCATCAGGGCTTGCAGCTTGACCGGGTTCGTGAGCAGGGCCTCGGCCCACTTCTCGATCTTGTCTTCGTCGGGCAGCGGGGTCACGCCCACGCCCTTCCCCTTGGCCGCGTTGAGTCGATCGTTGGTGGCCTTGGTGTAGTCCGGGTCTTGGTGCATGCCCTTGAGCCGGGCTGACCGTAGGTTGAATCCGAAGTGCTTTGTGAGATCTGCGACGAGATCGTAGATCTGGCCGCCGTGGTTGCCGGTGAGGCAGTTCCACATGCCACCCTCGGCGTTGATGCTGGCACTTGCAGACTTGCTGCGCTTGGGGTCTTCACACAACGGGCAATAGAGCCGCTGTTCGCCGTCTTCGCTCTCAGCGCCCACGTGCCTGTCGCGGAACGCTGCGCGGATCGTTTCGGCCTTGTACTTACGCTTCTTGACAGCCATCCTCGACCTTTGAATATTGGATGTCGACATTCGACACCTACTTACGAACTAACACTATATAGGAGGAGAGAGTTGATATTCTCTTCTCTCTTCTCAATGTTAGTGAGTGTTTCCTCTGGTGGTGCATCCGCCGAGTGCCAGCCCAGCAGCCACTCGCGGCTGCCGCCAGAACGGCGGAGCACACAATGCTACGGCAAACCACACAATAATTCCGAAAAGCACACAATCGGCAGCCCGTTTTACACATTCATCCGGTGCGATTGTGTCCGATCGTACGATTGTGTGCTTTTCGGTACGATTGTGTGCTTTGCCCGGTAATTGTGGGTTTTGCGTGTGCCCCTAGGGCTCTGGCGGCCGTGTGGCGCGGCACCCGCGGCCCCGCAGCTGGGCCAAGAGAGGCGGGCACGTCCTGAGCTCTCGTGTGCGCTCTCGGACGTGCCCGCCGGTAGGTGGTACCAGACTGGCCCTAAAGTCTCGGCAGGCCGAGGCTCAGGTACTAGCCGGGAGAGATCAGAAGGGCACCTCGTCGCCCGCCTCGGCGGCCAGGATCAGGTCCACGAGGTCGGAGTCGCTGTGCTTCTTCAGCGGCTTGCCGCCCGCAGCCTTGGCCGCGGCCACCAGCTTGGGACGCGGCAGCGCCTCGAGCTCGGTACGGCGCTCGCTGTCGTCGGCCTCCTCTTCCTCCTCCTCGTCTTCCTCGGCCTCTTCCTCGTCGTCTTCCTCGGCCTCCACGTCCTCGTCGGCCTCGTCGTCCTCCTCTTCGGACTCGTCCTCTTCGGGGTCCTCCGGCGCGCCGAACTCCTCGTCCAGGATCGCCGACACCAACTCGTCCTTGTCGAGACCCTTGATAGAGGCTGCGGTGAGCCCGGCCTCCTTCGCGGCGGCACGCAGCTTGACGACCGTGAGCTTGAGCAGCTCTTCCTCGCGCTCGGCGACCTCGGGGTCCTCCTCGCCTTCGGCCTCGTCCTCGGTCTCGTCCACGGAGTCGTCGGCGGCCGTCTCGTCCTCGGCCTCCTCGTCCTTGAAGACGGGGCCGTTGTCGCTCTTGGCCTTGTACAGGTTGCGGATGCGCATGCGCGTCTCGTCGTTGTACGTGTCGGGGGCCAGGTCGACCGTCACGATCGCCTTGCCCTCGATCGCCGAGATGGTCTTGCTGCCGATCTTCTTGAGCTTGACGCCCTTGCTCAGGTCGCCGTCTTCGGTGACGATGTCGGGGTCGTCGCCGACACCCAGCGCCGCCAGGAAGTTGCTGAGGCTGCGCTCCGAGCCCTCCTTCATGGGCTCGCCGTCCTTCGGCACGGCCACGACGTTGGTGAAGTCGGGCCACCCGTCGTACTGCTTGTGGCCGCGCGGGTCGCCCTTGGCCGCCTCGAGCTCGATCAGGACGACGAAGCCGTGACTGCCCGTGCCGAACTGCTTGAAGCGGATGTTCTTGACGACGCCGCGGTGCATGCCGGTCTTGGGCTCGGGGCCGTCGTAGGACTCGAAGCCGGTCTTGACTTCCTGGGCCTTGGACTTGACGCTGAACTTACCCATTATCGGGCCTTCCTGGTAGTGGCCGTCCGGCGTCGCGCCGGGGCCGTCTTGGTGGTGGTGCTGGCGGTGCTGCGGGTGGCAGCGCCGGTCTTCTTGGCGGCAGCGCGCTGCGCCTTGCGCTTGGCGACAGCCGCCTGGATGATCTCGTCCATCTTGGCGATGGTGAGACCGTCCCGCTTCTGCCCGAGGGCGACGAAGCGGTCCTTCCCGCGGTACGGCCCGTGGTGCGTGAACCACACGCGCCGCACTTCTTTGTCGTCGGCTTCGATGACTTCACCGTACCCGACGATGTTCATGTACCCGGCCACCATCTGGGCGACTGCACCTTGCTGGCCGTGGATCGCAGGAGCGAAGTAGACGTTGCCGTCCTGGTCCTCCTCCGACTTCTGCCACGCCGTCCAGAGCACGTTGACCGGCAGGTCATTGAACTGCTTCACGAGCTTGAGGATCATCAGCTGCGAGCGCTGGTAGTCCTGCTGGCTCGGGATGAACTCGTCCAAGCGGGAGTTCTGAGCACGGGCCTTCTGCATCGTCTCGGACATGCCGAAGTTCTGTGCCTCCGAGGTGTTGTCGATGATAACCCACTTGAGGTCCATCTCCTCGATGCCACCGTCACGCAGGTATCGGAACGCCTCCTGGATGTTGGCCCAGGACTCGATCTCCCACTCCTGCGCGTCGCTGCCGAACGCCCATGCGCTGAGAGTGCCTTCGGGGTCGGTGGTCAGGAACAGCGCGTTGGGCGCGGTGCCTGCTAGCACGGTCTTGCCGAACCCCGGCCCGGCCACGATCAGCATGCGGACGTACCTGTCCGTCACGCCGAGCGGCCGTATTGCTGCGGGCTTGGTCATGCAACCTCCTGTATCTCTTCAAGGTTCTGGACGCGGTCGAGGATCTCGTC